TGGAGATACAATTACCGTTGATATACGAGATGAAAATAGAAAAGTTGCATTTATGGCGGTATCTTCAGCAGATGGAGCGACCCCTATTCCTATATATGCAGATGCAATTACAAATAAATTATTAATCAACAGTCTATAATATGTCTAATGCTTCACGAGATGAAAATAGGGTTCCTACACTACTTGCCGTATCTGATGTTGATGGATTTACACCTGTAGTTTTATGGGCTGATCCAGTAACACATAGGCTTTTAGTTGATTTGCCCGGAGGTGGAACGATTAGTGGCTCAGGTACTATAAATGAAATAACATACTGGACAGGAGCATCAACTCTTGGCTCTTTGACTGTAGCAACATATCCTTCCCTCACTGAAATTTCCTATGTAAAGGGAGTTACCTCAGCAATTCAAACACAATTGAATACAAAGGGTGCAGGTACGGTCACGGGGTCAGGTACAACTAACGAGCTTTCTTACTGGACTTCTGCTACCGCACAAGGAACTTTAGCAGTAGCAACATATCCTTCTCTCACTGAAATTTCCTATGTAAAGGAAGTTACCTCAGCAATTCAAACACAGTTAAATGGAAAGCAACCCCTTGCAACAGTTCTAACTAATACAACAGCTTCATATACAACAACACTTGATACGAAGTTGGCAGGTATAGCTACTGGGGCAACGGCTAACGCTCTTATTACGGGGGCAACGCTTGATGCTCTTACAGACAACGTTGGGTTTGTAACAGCTAAGGCTATTTCAGATGGACACAATGTACCACACGCAGCACCAGGAATGTCAGGAAATGTGCTAACTTCGAATGGTACAGACTGGGTAAGTCAAGCCTCTGCTTCTGGTTCATTTATTGGATGTAGAGTATTCCAAAATGCAGTGTTTAGTTTACCAACAGACCCAACTTATGGGGCAGTAACATTTCAGACTGAATCATTTGATACTTCAACAATGCACGATAATGTAACCAATAATACTCGTATTACTATTACAACTGCTGGTTATTATAACTTTGGGGGAGCTGTTGAAATTGCAGCTACATCACAAAGTGTTAATCTCAAAATAAGATTAAATGGAACAACATTTATTACAGGAAATGTTGGAGGAGCACCAGGTTCAACAAATGGTCGTGCAGGAGTAAGTGGGGTATACCAATTTGCACTTAATGATTACATTGAGCTCCTTGGATATACGAATAGTGCATCAAATACAAGTGCAAACACTATGACTAATTTCTGGTGTTATAAGATAGGATAAATATGGCACACAGAATAGAAGAAAATGACATAATCATTGATGGATTTGAAGAGGGTATCTCCCAATGATACATTTACAAGGTCAAGGACAAATATTCTAATATGGAAAACTTTCAATCAGACTTTTCAACAGGTGCAAGACCATCACCATTCGACCTCCGAACCTTCACCTATGTACCAAGTATCTTGGATGCAAAAGTAAAAGGTGGTACGCGATGGCTACCAGAAGATATTGATCATCAACATAAAATAGGCAAGTGTACGTCAATTGAGGACACCATGCACGCACAGAAGAAGTTTAAGCGTAAGTTCTCAGAGGATTTCCACTATCTATTACAGAAAAAGTTTGTGGATGGAGATTGGAACGAAGGAAGTTCAATATTTAGTTCACTGAAAGTTGGACAAAAATATGGCTATCTTCCGCTTGAAGAATGGAAATGGACAACAGAGCAGGATAGCTTCCTCTCATATCAACAGTGGGTAGAAAAACTTATAGCTATACCAGATGAAGAAATCAAAAGGCTTATTACGCTATGTGCTCCATATAAGATTAAGGCATATGCAAAAGTAGATAAGAACTCTAGGGATGCTATTTGTTTGGCAATAGATGCTTCTGACTATGGTGTTGCTTGTATGTTCCTTGTGGGAAATGAGTGGTGGACTGATGTGCATGGAAACATTACGTGGGATAAGAATGCAATACAGCCCTTACGTCCTCCAAAGGAAGTTGTGTCAGGACATGCAGTTACAATGACAAACTACGATGGCTCATCATATCGCTTAGCAAACTCATGGGGACCAACATGGTGCGAAGATGGTACAGCATATTCAACCTTTGATCGTTATATGCCACGAGAGGTATGGAAAGTTTGGTATGCGGACGAGGTACTACCAGACCATGTTCAGATTCAACTAGAAAATAGAAAGAAAATAATGGGACAAGTGATTGATCTCATGCAGCAATTATTAGCATTGTTAAAGAAAAAATCATGACAATTTCACCAAAAGTAAAAGCAGAGCTCCAATCAGCATTAGTCACATTTATTACCGTATTTATCGGAGTGGCATCACCACTTCTGTTACAGCATATTAATGCTCAAACAGTGATTGATGGTGCGCTGATTACTGCGATCATATCAGCGGCAGGACGTTCGGCGGTTAAGGCCGTATATCAATTACTCGTAAATGATTATACGACAAATGACCAGCCAGCAATCTAAAAAATATACGCTAGGCGAGGTCTCAATCATTGTCGAAAATATTGACTCTAAGCTTGATAGTATAAAGGAGGAAACAAAAGGACAGTTTGAGACTCTTGGGCAGGGAATGGATAAACTCAGTAGTGCACTTTCTGATATGGTAAAGTATCGCGCCGAGATGGAGGGGGTTGCACAAGCCACAAAATATTGGACCGCACTGATTGTGACGATTATTATGGCAATAAGTGGAGTACTTTTTAAGCTTACACTTGAAAGTATTGAACATAATATAATTGCACAGACAAATCTTAGCGATCAGCAGCAGTTTAATAAGTTAACTGAATGGGTTGATGCAAATTACGAAGTAAAGCAAAAATAATATATGGATAATCAAGATATTTTAAGTAGATTACAGGTATTAGAAAATAAACTTGCTGAAAAAGAGCGTCAGCAGATTTCTTATCCACTTGATAAACAATCTCTAGAAGTTCTTGATAAGTATTATATGCATATTACACAACAGCTAGTTACGGCTGCGGGTGCAGGAAGATATGCATATGAATATATAGGAAGACAAGGAAATGGTAGATTGATTCCGGGGACATTCAATCAGTCAAATCAACTTGAATTCATTCTAAATGCAAATCTCTATAATCCATATACAGTTAATGTAACAACGAACTATATTACTACTACGGGTAATTATGAAAATACGCAGATAGTTAATGTTTCAAGTACAGGATCAACTCCAAGTCCTCTAATAAATGGAGTAGATTATTACGTTATAAATTCTACTGGTCAGACATTTCAATTATCATTAACATCTGGAGGTGCAGCAATAGATATTACTGATGCAGGTACAGGGAGTCAGTATTTATTCTCAATAGGTTTTTAACCAAAACATATGGCAAGAAATCCATCATCAGGAACAGGGAGAGACAGTCTTGTACCAAATAAGAGCAAGGCATATATCCAAAATAATCGTACTAATATATTTCCACTTGGAAATATATGGTCATCAAATAACTTAGATTTACAGAGTAATCTAGGTGTTTTGCGTATTTCTCCTAGGCTATTAGCACATACAACATTTACTGGAAACAATAAATATGCAACTGCTTTTAGAATGATAGATACTGGTACGACATATGCTGTAATTGGGACTACAATATTTAAAGGTATAATTCCAGGAACAACAGCTTTTGTACAAGATCCAACAGGTAGTGTTCCAACTGATTGTAACCCACTTAAATCAGACCTTGAAATATTTGGATCGTATCTCTGTGCTACAACTGATACAATATTGACTACAAAACTATATACAAGTGATGCATCTGCATGGGTTACTAAAGATACTTTGCAAGGAGGTGTACATTATATGACCTATTTCAAATACTTTGATAGGTTATATTATGCATATGATACTGCAAAAATTAGATCGCTTGATTCTACATTAACTCCATCATCTCTCACTGGAGACTTTTCGCTAACAATATCTACATCACCAGATAATTACTTGATTTCATGTATGAAATCGACATCGACTGATATTTGGATTGGTACGATGAATTATGCAAACGGATTAGGGATAGGGAAAATTCTCCAATGGGATGGGATATCTGCACAGGTAATAAAAGAGTTTAAAGTTAACAACGCTAGAGGAATATTGGCAATAGCAATTGAACCAAAATACGATATTCCTTATGTGTTTGATTCAAATGGAATAATTTCTTCTTATAATGGATCTGGTTTTTCTGAAGTAACAAGACTTCCATTTCCAATAAATAAATTAACACGTTCATCAGATTCAACTCCTAGTGGTTCAAGTAGAAATATTCATCCAAATGGAATGTATTTCACTAAGAATGGCACATTAAGAATGCTCATTAGCAACGTACTTGATGATGGTACGGTAATTGAAAATATGCCATCAGGTACATGGGAGTGGTCAATAGATACTGGACTTATCCATATTAGTTCTGTCTCTCAAACAGATGTAAGTACGCTATCAACAATTACTGATTATAGCCAAAATATATTACCACAAGTTGGAGCACTCTCAGATGCAAATATAGCAAATTTAAATAATGTTAATGGAACAATGCTTGCTGGTGCTACTTATACACATTCAACAAATAATATAGCATCAGTAAGATCAGGATTCTTCTGTGATAATTCAAATGATGACATTATTAAAAAAGGATATTTTGTAAGTACATGGTTTGAGTCAGGAGAGATTGCAAGTTCATGGAATGGATGGTGGACAACATTCAAAAAACTATTAAATAGTACTGATAATATTGTATTTAAATATCGTTTGTCAGAAGAACCAGCAAAAACAGGTACAATAACATGGATTGATGGAACAAGTTTCACAATATTAAACTCAAGCGTTGATGTAAGTAAATATTGGACATCAGGTACTGGAGGTGAGGTAGAGATAGTGCAGGGTGCTGGTGGTGGTATATGTGCGCATATAACTAATGCGGTTAATAATGCAGGTACATGGACGGTAACTATTGATGAAAGTTCATCAGCGACAGCAAGCATAAAATCAAATGCACGTTTCCAAAAATGGATAAAGATGTATCCAAAAAATCCACTCAATACGACTTCAACATGGGCGAACTGGGCGTTAAATACTGAAAGTGTTCCACGGATCCAATTAAAAGGATGCTTCACCTATACCGGAGCAGGGGAATATCATAAGGGTATGCTTATTAACAGTGAAGATATAACAAGTAACTAATGAAAACATTTACTGAATTGGGTAGTAAAGCAGCAGACTTCTGTAACGTGTCTGTGCTCGATGCTACAAAAATGGCTACTTTAAATAGCCTCAATAATGACTCCATACGTACCATGTGTAATCTTCATGGTGGTAAGTTACGCTTCCTTGAAGCATTAAAGTCTATCTATACAGTAGCTAATCAGGAGGGATATGAGATACCCAATGGGTTTAGAAAGCTCATTGACCTATGGATTTATAGCGGTGATGGTACAGATTCAAGGCAAGTCATCTATACTCCTGAAATGCTCTTTGATCCTGTAAAGTTTAAGAAGGTGAAGCAAGCGAAGTATGGTACGCAGAATGTTCCTTATTTTACTTATGTTGAAGGACGAAGGCTACTCATCCAGCCAGTGCCATCAACATCGGGGAACATGATTATGCTCCGTGGTAGGTTGAATACAAAGGACCTCACCATTGCAGACTATACGACTGGAACTATCGTATCTATCGCAAATAATGCGACAACGGTTACTGGTAGTGGTACGACTTGGACAAAGGATATGGTGGGTAGGTATATGCAGATTACCGAAACCACCGCAGATAATGGTGGTGATGGATATTGGTATGAGATAGCTTCAGTCACGAGTACTACCGTGCTTGAACTGAAGAAGCCATATGAGGGATTAGCAATTGCTGCTGGTTCCGCAGCATATAAGATTGGACAGGTATCTGCTATTCCAGAGGCTTATGACGTAGCAATCTGCTATCGTACCGCAGCACTCTGGTGGCAGAATCAGAATGACCTTGTACGTGCAAAGAGCTATTGGATGCAGTATGATGGAGGAAATGAAGCAGGTTATTCATCGCAGTATGGAGGGCTGGTAGGACAGATGATTGTGAATGAAGGGGAGACAGAGGAAGGATCGTATATTCCACCGTTTGGGTCAACGAATACTTCTCCACAGTCTGTTCTATATTATTATCCATACCAACAAGGATCAGGCTTCTAATATGAAAGAGATTAAATTAACACAGGGTAAGTTTGCATTAGTTGATGATGAAGATTTTGAATTTTTAAATAAAAATAAATGGCATGTAGCATCACGAAGTGTATCAAGGTGTAAGACTATAAATAAAAGAGAGGTAAAACAATCTATGCATAGATTGATAATGAATGCTCCTTCAGATAAAGAAGTAGACCATATAAATCATAATTTTCTTGATAATAGAAAAAGTAATCTTAGATTATGTACTCGTTCTCAAAATATGGGGAATATAAGAAAGAGTAAAACAAGACCATCTACTTCTATCTATAAGGGCGTATTCTATAATAATGGAATCAAAGTTCATAAATATAGAAAATGGCAAGCACAAATTATGGCTGAAGGTAAAAGATTTGTGTTAGGTACGTTCTTAACAGAGGTCAAAGCAGCAAAAGCTTACAATATAAAGGCTAAGGAATTATTCGGTGAATTTGCTCTTGTGAATAGAGTGTAATCAAAACATTATGAACCCACAAAACACATACGTAAATAATTTACTCGCAAGAGGAAACTCAATGCTCTCGCAGAATACAGCGCAACCGGGCATTCCTTATGCTGGTTCAAATTACGCAAACCCATCAGCAACTAATCCTACTGCTCCAGTTGTCGCACCTTCTACGGCACCTGTAGATACTTCCCCATTCGCTGCATATCGTAACTACCTATCAAAGTATATCGGTTCAGTAGGTACACAGGATCCAGCAATTGATACTGCGCGTACAGGACTAGCGGATATACAGAATCAGTCAGAGGCTAAGGCATTACAGGCACGCAGGTCATATGACACGACGATTGATACTCCGGGAATGCTAAAAGGTGGCGCACAGACCGCCGCAGCAGAGGACTTACGACTGAATAATCAGGAACTTGCAGACTTAGCACTACGCCAGAGCGCACAGGCAAGGACGCTTGATGCACTCACAGGAAACCAGACCGCAAAGCAGGATTACTTAAAGACACAGGCAGATTTGTCAAAGCCAATGCAGATTGGAGATAAATACTTTGATCCTATTAGTGGTAAAGAAATCACTGGAGTAAAAGACAGTGCTGGATTTAGCCTTAGTCCGGGTGAAGCTCGTTATGATGCAAATGGTAAATTGATTGCAAGTCTTGCACCAAAACCAGATAATCTCACAGCTTCAGAAAAGAAAGACTACAGCCTAGGTAGCTATGGAAGTAAGTTTGATGCTGGTGGTTATCTAGGAGATGGACAGACCCCAATACATGATGCTGAGGGTAATCTAACAGCAGCAGCATGGAAGTCAGCGATAGCTGATGCACGCACGAAGGGTATTCCACGCGCTGATTTCATCAAGCAGTATGGTGACTATATCACAAACGGAAATCTTGGTGGTTATGGACTTACCAAGTCAGAACAGCGACTCGTCACCGGACCAATATCGGCAGCAGATCAGGCACTTATTGACGCAATGAACTAAATTATATGTCATTCTGGAATACACCAACAACTCCAAATCAACAGGGAACAGCCAATAGTACACCGGCTGTTCTTCCTGCTACACAGAAACCATCTTTATGGGATTCTATTAAGAGTGGTGTATCTAATATGGTACGTAATTCTCCTGCTAGTCCATCAGATGAGCTGAAGAAGGTCATCGCTGGTGGTTTACCGGGAATATATGCTCCAACGACTCCGAAGACCTATGGAGAGGCGTTTAAGACAGGTCTACAATCAAGAGCAAGTGCGGTCACGGATCAACTTGTTGGTACTCCAGAGGAACTTGCAGCGCATAAGCAATATATTGACTCTGGTTATAAGGATAAGCAAGCCTTTGACACGTATAGGAAGCTCGCCAGCCAGCGTGTAGGGGCTTTAGCGATGTCATTTGCCACTCCGGGTGCTGGTGCAGAAGGTGAGCTCTCGCAAGCGGCTAAACAGGGTGCAAGAGAGGTTGGTAGTGGCTTAACTTTGCCCTTAAAGTACTCAACTGAAGGTATCCCACTAGCTCTAAGTAAGGGTGAACAGGCAATAGTTCAGGCAGGAAAAGAGGAAAAACAGTATGCTCCTATAAAAAATATTGCACAGGGGTACACCGATAAAAACAAATTTATAGAAGATTTTTATACACCACAATCTTACGATCTAAATCCTGGTGCAACACGTTTAGAGAAATTGCCTGAAACCGGACAATATCACGGAGCAAGTATAACAAATTTAAAATCCATATTAGATAGTGGAAAATTAAAAACATCAGTAAGTAGGCTTGATAATGCTGGTGAAAATGTTATTTCGTTAAGTGGATCAAGGGGTGTAGCCCATTCATATGGTCCTGTTTTTAAAATAAAAAATGCTGTTGATGTATATGATGCACCTGACGGTACAACTAAAGGGGAAACATATAAAGGTTTTGAATATAGACATTCAAAAGACATTCCACTGGATAACATTGAAAATGTAACATTACCTTTGAATAAATCAGAGGGATTGAATACTAAAATTTTATGGAATTTCTCTAATGGAAAAACACCAGAATATATTTCAGCAGAAGAACTAGGTAAACAATTTGAAAAAAAAGGTATCAAAGTTATATATAATGATGGTATTCTAGGTGATGAACAAAAACTTAGTGACATATTTGACCAATCAAATGCTCAGGATGGAAAAGCCTCACGATTGTCACAAATGCCACAAAAGACTGGTATTGTCCAGTCAATAAAGGAAGCACTTAATCCTGTCGCACATCTTGACCCAGCAAGTCAGAAGATATTCCATGACTGGAATACGAAGATTATTCAGTCACGAGTCGCTGCAAATGGAGAAATAGGACAGCTCAATATCCCAGAAGATAAGGGATGGCAGGCTATCCTTGATCGTCAGGCAGGAGTTCAGACACCAGAAACAAAGGCTATTGCTACAAAGTTTGATACACTCCTGAAGAATGAGCGCGATGCAGGGTTTACCGTCCCAGAAAAACAGAATTATGTTCCACACGTGTGGGAAAAATTTCCTGATGTGGTGAAGTATCTTGAAAGTAAAGGATTAACTGATGCAGCAGCACAGGAATATATGAAGGGTGGTGAATTAGAACCCGAAGTAGCAAAGAGACTTGGCGTTAATCCAACATTTACAAAAGAATCAGTATTCCCAGATTATAAAACTGGTATGGAATATGATGGAACACCAAAGTTCACTCACCCGGAGCAGTTGGCAGCACATAATGTTGAGCAGATAGGTAAAAATCTAGCCAATAGGGACTTGATCACACAACTTACTGAAGCTGGTAAGATTGTTCCTGCATCATCTACACATAAGCCATTAAACTTTGTACCGGTAAACTTGGAGTTCTCACCTCATGGATATTATGCGGAGCCTAAGATCGGGAATATCCTTAATGGTATATTCCGTTCACAATCAAACGCATCATTCCCAGAGCGATTAGTTCATGCAGGTGCTCGTGCATCGAGCCTTGCACAAGAGATCACACTTTCTGCTGGTATTCCACGTACCAATCAGAACTTCTTCTCTACTGGACAAATGATCAAGGAATCTACCGCAGGTAATCCAAAGGCAATAGTAGCGTTCTTACGCGCTAATTCTAATGACGCAAGCAAGGTATGGTTTACAGAAAAGGCCCCAGTCATTCAAATGATGGCTAATCAGGGAATAGATGAAACAAAGAATATTGCGAACTATCAGAACGCATATAAGAATCTGGTCCATACCTTTGATATTAGGAAGCTCGGAGATATAAAGGGAGTGATCGGTGAGCAGTTTAACAAGGCATTCAATGAGAAGACCTTCAACTCCTTCATGCCACAGATGCATGTTCAGTTGTTTGAGGATACATACAAGGGTGCGCTCGCTAAAGGAATGAGCTCACAGGAGGCACAGAAGCTCGCTGGTGATGTTACAAAGAAGCAATTTGGACTCACGGGCTTCACTGGTCGCGCAAAATGGATGGAGGATATGCTTACTGCCTTCTTCTTTGCCCCAAAGTATCGTGAAGGTATCGCTAATGTTCTAAAAAATACAGGTGCAGCAGGCATAGATATGGCAAAGAATGTTGGTGGTATGCGTGCACCACTTAACCCATCACTCGCAGCGAATAGAAAGCTCCTCATCGGTATGGCAATAACCTTTGCTGGTTATGATGCGCTCAACTACAAGCTTAATGGTCATCATATATGGCAGAATCCAAAGGGTAGAGAGTTTGCGGTGAGGGTTCCACTTCCAAATAAGGATGTCATGTATATCGACTTCATGCCGGGATTCCTGTCCTTCGCTCGTAATATGGTCCAAGGAAGTATGTCACTTGCAGGTGGAGACATCAAGGACGCAACGCAGAAATTTGGTTCAGTACTGTCAGTTCCTATAAAAACAATGAGTGAAGTCTATGCGAATAAGGACTACTTCGGAAATCCAATCTATAAGGACACCGATTCTCCACTAGATCAGCGTAAGAAGATTGCGCAGTATATAGGAGTTACCATCAATCATCCTTATGTTGGTGAGGCAATCAAATATTTCCAAGGTAAAAAGCCAGCGTATCAGGCAGCATCAGCAATGCTTGAAGCACCACTGAAGTTTAGCTCAACCAATAGCGAGGAAGCGAATAAGATATTTGACTATAAGGATCAACAGCTAAAGGAGAGTGCACAGTTTAATGCTGATGCACAGAAGGAATATGATAAGATGAGAGCACTGCCAGACAAGGCGCAGCGACAGGCATACTTGAAGAACTTACTCACTACTGATAGGAAAACATTTGATAAAATCATTGCAATTTCAAAGCAGGATAATAATGGTCTTACAAAGAATGAAGGTTATATCAAGTCACTCAATCCTGAATTTAGGGCAAAGTGGGTATATGATAACTCAAAAGACATGAGCACCGGAGAGAGGAAGGCATACTTAACTGATTTATTAAAGAAGAAGGTTATCACTAGCCAGACACTACTAGAGTTTGCTAAATTGAATAAGAAGTAATATGGACCCAAAACAAAACTTCATACAAGGTCTTATCGGTAAGGCAAAACAGTATCTTAATCCTACCATCAGTGTAGATAATCCAATAAACCATCAGCCAGTAACTGCTCCTGCCCCAAAGATTGATGTGCAGAAGTATCTCGCAGCAATCGCTAATAACGAGACAGGGATAGTGAAGGGTAATCCTTATACATTTGCTAAGTTCTCTGGTGATCCTAAGATGGGGCGCGACCTTGGTAAGTATCAAGTGACTGAAGGTGAACTGAAGTCCTATGCACCTAAGTACTTAGGGCAGAAAATGACCGGAGACCAGTTTTTAGCCTCATCAACTGCACAAGATAGATATATCACTAATAAGGCAAATAGATTCGCTGGTGAGGGCTATACGCCCCCACAGGTGGCAGATATCCACCGTAGAGGGTTCACTAATGCTAGTCCACCGGGATCAACGCAGTATCAAGATCCTGCATATGTAGCAAAGTTTAATAATAATTATAAAAGCCCCTAAATAGGGGCTTTATTTTATCTCTTCCGTAGTCCTTTAAGTGGACTCAATTTATAGAATGAATAGAACACATATCCATCACCTAACTCTTTTCGAGTTTTGTTGTCGTACACACGAACGATATACTGAAAGTCTTTCCAGTATTCCCTGCTAAACGAAACCTTTTTGTCTCGATAAAGTGTCCGTATGTCTTCCATACTTTTAACTATGGTGAACATATTACACCTCCTTGATTTCTATGACATGTTCCTCGATGAGTATACGCTCACAAGGGGTTACTACTCTTACATGAATCCCATCGTCGAAGTGCCGGAACTCGTAGATAACGTGCATATTCTGATACTTTGCGTAAAGAGCAGCGATGGTCATGGCGACCTCCCTTCTGACTTAACCCATTATAGAGCTATCGCTGTATTATGCAAGTCCTACAGATCAGATTGTCAAAGGGCAAATTATTTATTTCTTAAAGATCACATCCAAATCACTCTTACACTCCTTGATTATCTGCTCGGCGATTCCTCCTGACTTTATATATGGGATAGTGAGACGATATTGCACATATGAATTTGAAGTTTTTGTATATGTATCATTATTATTATCATAAAAAATATGATACTTAAATTCACTAGAGTCATCCCAATTAGGTTCCCACTCCCAATTCAACTCATTTATCATCCTTGAAACTTTTCCTACCGCAATGTCATATGCCTTCTTTGCTTCGGCTTCTTCTTTAGTGCGGAAATAGTTCAGTGTATTATAACAAAAGTCATCACATATAGAATTATGTTCACCCCATCTTAAAATATCCCCAGCAACTCCTACTACAAAATATTGTCCATCAATCTCTGCCCTCCAATTTTTCCCACCCTCTGGCTTGTTCACTACTTCCTTTAATGCTGCAATATCCTTTTCAATGGGTTGCAATTTTATCGAGTGCGTCTTGCTTATTCATGATTTTTTATTTTGTTTAGTTTTCTCTGTCCGAATTCTGATAGTAAGAAGAATGCCATAAACATACTCACATCTTTTCCGCAGTAGTCGCAGATGTAATGACAGCGACCTATCCTTCGAGTCTTATATCTATCAGTACTACCAAGTACCGCCTTATAGCAACATTCTTCCATATTAGTATTTTACTTTCTTAATTTTAAGGCATTTTGTACACTTGAATGTGCTCTCCCAATAATATGTGCATGATTGTGAAATTTTACTTACTGTTGAAAGTTTTATCCACATATGCTCACACCATCCGAATAGTTTATGTAGGAAGGACATATTAGTTTTTAATCTCTCCAATTATAATAGCAACAATAATCCCAGTGAACACAAATGTCATCCACACTGAAGCCCATGAAGCGTCACTACTTAACCCATATCTCATCCATGCATTGTGTATTCCGCCAACAAGGAACGGAAGCAGTATGAAAGTTCCAAGTCCAGCAATCATTACTCTATGTTTCATTATTTTAGATTAGTCATACTTTTAATAAAATCCTCACTAAACTTTGAATCTTCTGCAAGCTGATGCTCAAGTCGTTCCTTTCCATACTCCACCGCCTTCTTCATCGCATCGAGAATATCAAGCCAACTATTCATATAAGGAAGTTCCCTACGCCCAAATACCCATTCCTTAACATCAAACTGTTCTACGTTGAAATCATATTCAACCAAGCAAGCCTTGTGTGAAATATGGTCAATTTCTACCATTACCTTTATCCCCTTATGTTCAACTTGTACCACTTCGAGCATTTGTTTAGGTAATATCTCCGTGTTTTTTATTTTCATTATTTTACATTTAACATATCTTGTAATCCGCTGTTAAGAGAGGCTAGACATTGTATCTTCTACCAAGAACGGACAAGGCATATCAAAGTCCCATTTACTTTCTTTCCCACATTTTGAGCATTTATAATGTTCAAATCTATTTTGGTCACACATATTGTCTATGTAGCTCCCACTTCCACAGAGTTCATTATCACACTTTGGACAAAAGCATTTTGTACCTTGATTGTTATATTTATTTCTAGCCTTGATTGCTTTGAAAAAATCTCGCAATCTGAAATGCTCATGCCTACCACGTCCGCTAAGGCACCAACACTGAAATGGATGCATTAATCTTACTGTTGCTTTACTCATATTATTTTGTACTTGTTGCCATCAATTCCGCGAATAAATAATCAACCCTATCAATGTCTGCACTGCTTCGTGCTGCGTAACCTGTGGTCATAAAATTAGAATTGGTTGATAACTTTTTCTTTATATTTTTCGACCATTTCATCCATATCAGTATATCGAATTTTGTTATTGAATTGCTTTGCTAATCCTCGTGGACTTGTTAAAATAAGCCCAGTGCTATCCATATCAAAGTAATCCCAACTTGTTTTTCCATATCCACCACTCATTATAATTCTCACAGAATAACCAGTATCTTTTTTCAATATTGCTGGACTCCATGAAAATACTCTATAGCTTGCCAATCGACTCTTGAGTGGAAAGCTCTCGTCAAATTTTTGCTCAATAATTTTCATCTTATTTAAGTATTACCCTATTTTATGTTTGTCCTAACCTTCCTGCACTCATAGCATATCTGCGTAAGTGCATCATGGAAGGTTGAATACGCCACTTGTTGCATATGGTGCCCTTCACATTGCTGAATATGGGTACGTATTTCCTCCATTGTCTCATATCGTTCAATTTCAAGGTTATTCATATTTCGTAAGTATTTTTAGTTCTTTATCAAAACGCTTATAGATTTTTGTAGTAAGTGCTGCCTCTGCTTCCCCTGCTGCCCCTGCTGCCCTTGCTGCTGCCCTTGCTGCTGCCCTTGCTTCCCCTGCTACCTCTGCTGCCCATGCTGCCCTTGCTGCCCTTGCTGCCCTTGCTGCCCATGCTGCCCTTGCTTCCCCTGCTACCTCTGCTGCCCATGCTGCCCTTGCTGCTGCCCATGCTGCATCTGCTGCCTCTGCTGTAGAATTTTTTATCCACATCTTTGTTGCTTCGATTGCTTCTCGTGGTCGCTTGTCATTAGGATATTGTTTTTCAAAGATACCCAAACAAAGTTCTGCTGAATAAATAGCAATAGCAACAGAATTTTCCTTATTCCAATTCCATGCTTTTACTATTCGCATTTCCTCCCAGCAATCCTTATCATCTTGAACAATGCTCTTTCCTCTCACTTCTACTACTGCAAGTATCTCCCCTTGAACATAAGAAAATGCTTGACCTATTTGTTCTGAACAATGAAACCCATTATGGCAAATATCTAATTTACCTTCCGTTTTGTACCACTTTTCTATCTCCCAGGTAAAATCCTGGTGAGCACTTTTCAGGCCTGTATGTAGGAATTTATATCTTGTTTTCATTATGGTTTAAGTAACTCTGTGTTCTCATAAATGTTTCCGATGATTTCACAATCATATGGCCTGAATTTTCCTGTTCCCTTTAGGTAAAATGTGCCTTCATTAAATATAAATTCTCCACGCTGTAATCCACATGGGGCAAACTCATACTCCACTATATCCCCCTCGTAAATCTCTTTTCCATTTTTATCGTGTAGGCCAGTGAATTGCATAATCTCTATTGGATAATCCGTGAAGTCAGCATTTCCATAGTTCAGCGTTCCGTTAAACGAGATAGAATGTAGCGGAGTGTAGGACATTTCTTTAAGTGCTTTATCCCAGCCACGGAACTTTATTTCTCTATTCATTATGGTTTCAATAACTGATAAATTGCAAGGCGTGTCGCATATTCTTGATGAGCGTAGTCGAGGGAGAGGTTCCAGAATAATGTATCTTTATAATCTCCTTCTCTGTCATAAGTTCCGTGAGTAAATGATATTTCTGATGTTATCCCTGTTCCATTAGCTACATATACCTCAACATAATCATACTTCTCACATTTGTTTTGTAGTGCTCTCATTATGTCTTGAAGTTGTATAGGGCGACGAAGCATTGTTCCGAAATCGCTATATATCTCTGGCACTGCTTCCCCTACTATGCGGGTAATTTCAGCGTCGAGAAAGGCGGAGGGAGGGTTAGTATCTACTGGCCTCATTGGATTGTTTGTAAGTTCCATATTCTCTTTTAACTTATTATAGATTTGTTCTTGCTGTGTTTTCATATTCTTTGAGTAGGTTAATAATGTTTATTTTCCAAATCTTTCACGTCTAATAATTTCAAGTTGAGCATTTTTGAGAGTATCGAACATATCCTTTACATTAACAGATTGAACCATAACATCACTTGGAGATGTCGGCTTATTCATATTGTTCTTCATGGATACCACTAAATGTGTAGTTGAATAATCCCACTCTATATCTTTTTCTATAAAAGACCTCACCCACCTAACGTTATCTCCGTCTATAAAAAATCTTTTTTCTTCATTCATATTCTTTGAGTAGGTTAATAACATCTTCGCACCCTTGATTATAACCATCACTATGAAGCCTGAACTGTCCTGCCTCTCGTGAGTCAACAAACATCATGCCGTCTATCTTCTTAATTATTTCCCCCATTTCCTCTTTCCTCTTTCCTCTTTGCAGCGTTTTCCTTTTCGTTTTCCTCTCGTTTTGAGAGGAACCAGTTGATGACAAGAGATTTTGGTACGTCAATATATTCTATACCGACTGAATTGCTACCATTCTTATAATCTGAAAAAAGTTCATTAAACTCTTTCCGTAGTTGTTCGTTAGTCATTTTTTGTGAGCTAAATAATAAGCGTGGCGGGTTGCTTTCCCTTGTTCCGATTGCTCATATCTCTTTCGTTTTTCAAGGTATTTTCCTGATTTATTATATACAGCTTTATATGCCTTGTATTTTTCCGACTTTTGATATTTCCTTACCCTCTCCTTCATATTTTCCTTTCCCTTCTCTGATTGCTGATACTTTTTCAGTGCCACCTTGTGGCCATCGCTCGCATTCGCTCGCTTCACAAGAGCCTTATACTTGTCCGACTGGTGGTACTTTTTCAGGAAGGCTTGATGCTCCTTCGTACGGTAGCGGATCTGCATCTTTGTAAGTTTTTCCATATTATTCTAAATTAGGTTCATCTGCTAATGCTTCCCGGCATGATTGCGTGTGTAGTTGCCAGTGCTTAAAGTCTTCCTCCTTCGTGCAGTGCTTCTCCTCGTACCACTCTGAGAGGGTAGTGTTGCAGCACTTGGGGCATTTGAAATACTCGATAGCGAGGCAAGGAAGGCACACCATGCCGTCCACCCTATCGGCTCCATGGTCTTTCCATAATATGTTCATATGAGTTTATGTCCAAAATCATTAACCTTATCAAACTTACAGCGCACACATGAAGATTTTTTTGATGGTTTATCGTGGCAAGTACACTCACAATCTTTTGCGTGTCGATAACGTACGCCAAGTACTACAAGGTTTTTCTTATCCTTATGGCAGAGATCATGAAAGGGTTTTGGGGTCTCATCACCGTCATCAATAAAGAATAGAATAACACCGGTAGTCCTTCGACATCCACGACATTCTAGTTTTTTTGTTCGCATATTAAAAAGGTTTATCTGGCTCTGGTATATGGGAAGCCCATGCGATCTCAATCTCATGAGCAGCTTTTGTCACAGCATTCATCGTTTCAAGCACATCTTGGAGGGTAATCTTTACCTCAAACGTCTCTACGTGTCCTGTGGGGCGTATAATCTCTATCTCACCGAGGAATGGATCCTCTACAAGCACCTTCTCTGTCTGTATCCAATCAAGGTGGACTGTTGGTGGTAATTTACCATAACAGATATAGATAAGCATGGCATAGAACTTCAATTGAAACCACTTATCTGCCTTCCGTTGTGTCCACTTGACCATCCCGGTCTTATACTCACGCAGGGCAAGCGTCTTACTATCCATGGTGTCTGGATGGCTCAATATCTTCAACCACCCATAACGCGTCTTGAGCTCTCCATACATATCCTTATCACGGATATCATACTTTGGGAGTAGTGCGATTGCCGCATCGGTAAGTAAATCACCGGTCTCCTCGCCATTCTCAATCGCATTTGCAACTACAGAGCCGTACTCCATAGCCTTGTTCATAAAGCGTTTGCTATCGTTATGGTTGAAGAATATCTCCTTATAGCGATCAGGACTTGCAAGCCATAGTGACACCTGTGAGTAGGATATACAGTCAGAGGGAAGTTGGATAAATTTTCGTTTAGCCATATTAACGAGAACTACCCGCAATAGTCTTTTCAATATACGTCTCTGCACCCGGAACAATCTGATTCTTCTTCAGTAGTGCCTCTGTAATCATTGGCACATTAGGTAGCATAAATTCGCGTGGGAGAAGTGATTCATCGATAATACGTACCTTGGTGGTGTTCCTAATAGAGACCTTGCTGGATTCACCAGCAATGGACTTCTTCACCTCACCAATGGCTTCGAGCTTGTTGATGGCGGTATCTGCACGCATTGTGCCCTTCTCTACGCGTGCTGCAACGCGATCCTTTTCCTTCTGTATGCGTTCATACTCTGCGTTGGTATAGGCGAGCATCTTAGCGTCAATAGTTTTTTTGGCTTCGATGTAACCTGATTCAAGAGGCTTAAACAAATCCCTAGCTGATGCGAGTGCGGTCATGAGTGGGCGTGTAATCAATTCCTTACGGTCAGTAATTGCCTTCTCCACCATCTTCACCTGTGCGCGGAGGTCTGATGCACGCTCCATATCCTCTCCTGATGCCACTACAAGCTCATTAGCTTGCTGCTGTACGAACATAACCTGCTTCTTCTCATCCTCAATCTTTACGATTGCCATATGTGTAATTAATTAAGCTCTGCTTACTAATTTAAGCAGAATAAGGAACTGGAAGTCGGTCCAGTGCCCTATCTACTTAAACAGCGAAAGGATCGCCTTCAAGCTCAAATAATGCGTCAAGGTTGATGGTAAAGTCTTCCTTTGGAGCGTCTGAATGAGGGTTGGCCATCGTTACATACTCTGTATCGAGGTTGCTGCCAGTCTTCGTGACGGTAAGGTCATAACCCTTTGGATCTCCCCATGCCTTGTTCCCGATATAGGCCTTCATTGATGACATGATGCCCTTTTGGGTAAGTTCAAGGATCTGCACCTTCTTTGCTGCGTAGTTCCAGACAACGAATGCCCAGAAGTGCTTGACTGCTGATGGCTTACCATCATCTTTACGCTTGATATCACTTGGAGTTGATGTCCACTGTGTCTTTGATCGGATAGGCTTATTGTCAAGATTCCAGTATTCATAACCGGTGATTGCGCTTGATAATACACGGAACACATTCTCGCCTTGCTGCAACTTCATATAGTTTCCTGTTGGCTCTTTATAGCCCTCTGGAAAGAAGTCATTTTTTGCTTTTGACATTTGATTGTTATTATTTATTATTCTGTCCCTCCGACTAAGGTACAGATAGGGGGACTCTATGCTGGCATAGAGAACTTGGCATCCCCCCTATCTACATCCTAGGTAGATTTATTCTTCTTGATTATCTGTGAGACTCGGCCTTTTGAAAGGTTGAAGAATGAGCAGATATAGTCAGATGGATAGCCCTTTTTGACCATTGTAAGAAGCTCTTTGTTACGCTTTTGGATGACTACTAATTGTTCTTTGTTTGGTCTTGCCATAAGTTTATATTACCTTACATATTTTTATAGCGCAAGTGAGTTATCCACAGTTATGTAAACACATATGTTTAGATTATGTGCTATAATGTCCTCATTATGAAGCCTTTCCTTTATCTCCCATCAAAAGATCTGTTTTTTGGCTTTGATGGTAATCTCTATTCTCATGATGATATTGATACACTTGATAGAATAAGGGAAAAATGGCAGTCACAACTTCCTAATCTCTCATTCTTTAATCTCATGGAAATATTTCCCAACGCTGCAAAAGAAGCGCGTAGGGGATTGAAAGAAAAAGTAAAAGAATGTAAACAGAATTTGAAGGAGGTTACACAAAGCGAACAATTAGTCTATGATAGTATAATCACAAAGGTTGCTTTTAAGGAGCAGCAATATGTAAGGGAACTCTTTGAACAATGGTACGAGTATCAACGAAAGCAAATAAACGAACAAAAAAAACAAATTGAACTGAACCTTCTTTATCTTGATGGTCTCGAAGGTAAAGGAAAAAAGATTGTGATGCCAATTACGGATCAAGATATCGCACTTGCAAAGCAACTTACAATTACCAATTACTACACCGATAAATTACAGCATACAGGTAAACGAGCAAAAGGTAATTGTCCGTTTCATAAGGAAAAGACCGGTTCATTCACTATCTACACCGACCAAAACAGTTGGTACTGCTTTGGATGCGCGGAAGGTGGGAGTGTTGTTGATTACATCATGAAGTTACTCGGACTGAATTTTTTACAAGCAGTGAAGTTCTTACTTAAAAAATGACCATAAAATTAAAGGACATTAAAACTAAATGGGGAGAGTATATTTTACTCAAGGACCACCACACACTGGACATGCTCCTTGCCACCGTAATTGGCAATCAGCTTATCGACCTTGACCCTATTTGGCTAATGGTGGTTGCACCATCATCAGGAGGCAAAACGACATTGCTTTCACCTATCGTTGACATTAAAGGAGTATTCTTTGTTGATGATCTCACGGAGAAGACACTCCTATCGGGCTATAAAGTTGGTGGTAAGGATAACTCACTACTACGAACAATCGGAAGTGGAATAATGGCCTTCTCAGACTTCACCTCCATCCTCTCAAAGAATATTGTCAGTCGAGGTGAAATTCTTTCCCAATTAAAGCTCGTCTATGACCGTAAAGTGACGAAGTATACCGGGACCGGTAAGGTAAATTGGGAAGGTAAGATAGGCTTTGTCGGTGCAGCAACCGCAGATATCTATTACCACCTTGAAAGTGGACGCTCGATGGGTGAACGCTTCATCTATTACTGGATGGATGTCCCATCAGATATTGAAATTGCGACAAAGCAATCAGAGACAACCATCAGTGCAAAGGATATGACTGATGAGATGAAAGGTTATTACGCATCATATTATACAGGTGTCAAGGAATGGATTGAGAAGCATGGCGTAACTCCACTTTCCTTAACCGTAGAGCAGAAGGACCGAGTACGTAAGGCATCTATCTTTTGTGTGTCTGGAAAGGCTACTGTGCATACTAATTTTAAAAGTGGTAAGGTAGACCAAATACCACAGAAAGCCTCTGTAGGACGCGATAATAAGTCATTTGAGGCACTATTACAGACGCTACAGGTAATGCACTGCTATGAGACCGGGAAAAAGGATGCGGTGGTTACTGATGAGATGATTGAAATCGTTGAAAAGTGCGCCTATAGTTCGATAAATCGTGAGCGTAGAGCAATCTTGGAGATCCTTACTGATGCGACAAATCATCTCTCAGCCTCACAGATAGGCTCAACTAATGGACTAGGGCTAGAGAAGGAGGGAGTAGAGACTTACCTTAACCCATTGTTTGCGGTAGGAATGATTAAACGTGATACCGCAAGGATTCCATTCAAGTGGTATATTGAGGATGAAAATACAAAGGTATTTATTAAACGCGTATCAAAATCAACACCACAGATTAAACTAAAGGAGGATGAAGCACCAATACCTGAATATAATGTAGAGGAAGATATGGACTTTATTAATGCTGGATTCTAATACTATGGGAGCACGTAAATTACGTTGGCGTAAAGATGGAAAGCGTAATATATCATGGGATGAAGCAATATGGCAGTACTTATTAGACCATGCACATATGGTCCATAATGGAAACCTATTAGTAAAGATTGATATTCCGTTTGATAAACAAGAGCTTATCCGTAGGGTACGAACAAGAAAGGAAGGGCGTTATCGTTATACAGAAGAAGAAATAAAACAAAAAGCATACCATGAAATACAATCGTAATCTCATTAAGGAAATAAGGGAGGAACAAGCACGTGCTGATAGGTTCTACATTCATAAAGGACAGGAACTCGTTGCTGATTTCGCTCTCTTTGAGGATGTGCTCGAATTTATACGATCACATCTTGCACAGTATATGTGTGTCGGTAACGAACAATCAATGCTTTTCTACAACGATATCGTTGATGGTCCAAAGTTTACTATGATTAAGATGCCAACCATAAGCTATGACTGATCTACCTAACCTACCAAAGAAGAAGGAGCGTAAAGAAGGAAAGCTACAAGATTCAGTCATGGAATACTTACGTGAGCTCTGTCTTAAAAATGACTGTCAGTTCGGACTTACTAACCATATGTCCTCATATAAGGATTCAGGGTGGCCAGACATTACCGGTGACGTTATGGGATTGTTTGTGGGAATAGAGTTAAAGGACATAGATGGAGTGCAGAGCCAACTACAGAAGAAGTTCAAAAAGAAATGTGAGGATATTGGTGGAGTATATATACTCGCGCACTCACTAGAAGAAGTACAAGCAGGATTAAAAACCTTTCACCTAACAAAATGAAGACAATACCATTTAAAAAATATCTAGCTAAACAATTAAAATCAAAGACTTTTAAAGAAGGATATGAGAAGGAACTTGAAAAGCTAAACAAAAAACACCCCAAGTAGAGGTGTTTTTTATATGCCTGTTTTATAAAGAAGTTGTTATTAATATAAGTGTATACTACATATCCCACTTCTTCAACTCCTCCTTTGTGAGTGGAATAAGTCCGGCCGGAACCTTTTCCTTACGCGCAGTATAATACGCTTCCAAATCGTCATGTGTGTACGGTGGCGCATCTTTATTATATGGAGCTGGATAATATACTTCTTCCTCCTTCTCATTCTTAGGACGGCCAACGGAACGCTTGGAGCGTCCGCTTTCACGCTGCTTTGAAACTTCCGCAATCAAGAATCCAATATATTGCGATACATTATCCTGCATATCCTCCTGCATAAGATTATCAAGTGCAATAGACTGCATCTCATTAACTGATACCATAAACTTTTTTACTGATACTTTCTTTCGTGCCATATTATTTGATGATTAAATAAACGAATAATGGTATACCCACGAATATCGTGAGAAATCCAACCCATGCGTAGATACGTAAACGAACAACTGTTCGCTTCATATTCTTTACATCACTAATATACTGCTTATATGCTGCTTTATTTTTCATTGTAGTTAATAGGATCAAAGTCTTTCCCTGATTCTATTGTTTTATACACGGCCATATCTGTTTTACCTGCGAGCAGATAAATAAAGGTATTCTCGTGTAGGTTATTAATACGCTTTACGCGTCCGCACATTTGCACCTTGTCCACATAGCGGAATGACTGTGATGCAAAGATAATGACGCTAAACTCTCCTGCATCAAACCCTGCTCCCATGCTTGCTTGAATAAAGAATACACAATTCTTTGATGCTTTTGCGCCCTCAATTACTGCGTCTTGATCCTTTGTCTCCCCTGTGAGCACATAAACCTCTCGTTCATCGCCTATTCTATCCACATAGTCCTTTATTTGCGCCTTATAGTAGCATACAACGATGACTTTGTGATAACCGTCAATCAGTTCCTTTACCTTATCCCATTTCGCATCCCCTTGTTCTGCCCTATGCCTTGCGTGCCATTCCATTGATGGTTCCTCCTGTTGCTGCACCTTTAATTCCTCCTCCTGCTTCTTGGTCCAAGGGATCGTAATGACTTGATGGTGCTGCGCCGGTACATCAGTACAGTCACTCATGAGCACAATATCCGCGATTGATTCCACATATGGGCGTATCATCTTCTGCCATCCTGATCGCTTCTCGTAATGCATACGGCCAAACTTGTCGGACATGTAGAAGAAGTCATTGCGGAACTCCTTTACCGGGTAGAATATTCCCATATAGCACGCGAGTGTGTGCATATTCCAAGGCGTAGAGCGTACAGGGTTCGCCGTGAGCATGAGTATATGCGCATTCTTATGTGCTTTTCTGTAGTTATATACAACCTCTGCCCTTTGTGATCGTGACTTATCAAACAATGGAGAGCTATAGTCCTGCGCCTCATCTAATACAAGGCCATCGTACTTTTCCAGATTTGTTTTCTTTATCTCATCGCGCGATACTATATCGGCGTTCATTACTCCCCACACTTCGAGATCCCGCTTCCACTTTTCCACTATTCCCTTCGGACAGGAAACCAAAAAATGCAGATTTGCGCGTCTGTTCATCCACGTACAAGCGGCTACGGTCTTCCCGGTGCCTACTTCCCATGCTAATAGTGCGTTATTTGGGTTTTTACTGTCAAAGCGTTTTTGGTGTTCGTATAATTCCATAATTATTTTTTTGTCTTTATCCATGCACTATGCCATTCTCTCATCCGCTTTAGTATTCGCTCACGGTTAGCAAGTTTCTTTTGCTCTGTGCATGACGAACAACAACACATTATGTGCTTGTGAAACATGACTGTGCGCGAGCCCTTGGGCGCGTTCTTTATTTCGTGAGTATTCATAGTGATTATTGTAATAGAAAAGCCGATACAGTCCCCCATGGGTCAATATCAGCTTTTCACCTATTGGCAACGCTTGCGCGGTGCGGTTGGTCTTTTGCTTATTAAATTATGCCGTTCTCTATAAACTCCTCTGTTAGGTCGAACTTGTTCGCAAGCTCTGTAAGTATATTGCTCCACTCTGCAAGCTCCCCATAGCTCATGTTCTGCTCACTCGCCCACTGTTGCCAGTCAATAGCGAACTCTCGCGCTTCTTCGGCGTTGGTGATTTTCGATGTATCTTTGTCCATATTATTTTACGTTATATTTCCCCACTGTTGCTGTTACCTCTGTACCGTCCCATAGCCTCATAAACACGTCATACTCGCCCTGCTCATTGACTGCTACCCCATAGCGCACCACTTCCACATTTTCCCCGTTTATCTCTGCTGTTACGTGTCCGGCTATCTTTACATTACCCCCTTGATACTTTGTCGCCTTTTCACTTGATACTGTTGCGTATAGTTTACTCATGTTATAGTGCAGTTCGTGAACGGCTTTTAATGTATAGCTCGCTTCCCTTTTCTCCATTTTGCAATGAAGTATTGCGTGTGTATCCAATTACCCAGCGAAAAGCGATAACTTGCAGTATGTGCAGTCCTCCACACTTCACGCGCCTAAAGTAGAATTGTTTCATACTATTATGCGGTTATCTTCTCTATAATGTCGTTCTCAAGTGTATACATGAAGCTCAAGCATCCAGGGTATTGCTTAATCTCTGTATTGCTTAATTTATATGGCCTCTGTTCTAAGTACCATCTTAGTTGATTGCTTTCACGTGATAATTTATCCGTAGTATTTGCAAGTGTGTACTTTACATATGCAACACGGAAAGCATACAAGTCACTTGCTGCTTTTTCCAACTTATCCACGTCGATATGATGCGATAGTAGCCCGAAATTAGCATCTTTGAGAGAGTTTTTATATACTCTATACAATTCTTTTATCTCATCCATATAATTATCGCGGTGTATCCCGCAATGAGTGTTAGTCATGTTGTGCTCTGATTAACTTCACTGCTCGCCTTACAGCCTCCTTTGCAAGGCATACGCCCCCTGCCTTTGTCCAAGAATCCCCGCGCTGTTCCATGTAGTTTTTCATGGTGTTTATTTACTTAAATGCTATTAGCTTGTTTTTCTGCAATAGCGTTATATAGTATGCGACTAACAGCGTTCTCCTTCGCATATGTCCACACTTCGGACATGTCGAGATGATTAATGCACCAATGCCGTACTGATTCGCTATTTTGCCGTACTACTTTATAAATCTTTGACGCGTCAGCGTTGGTTATTATATATACTTCTCTCATGGTGTTTATTTATTAGTGTATCCATAGCGTGGAAACGGCGCTTGAGTAATGCGCACGGCGCGTAATGCGTCATAGTTCGCGCGTGTGGGTATTCGTGCAATGTTGCGCATGATGGCGCTAGGGTTTTGCGCGCGTTGCTCTGCTAGGCGTTCCGCAAAGCCTTTTTTGAAGGTGTGCATGTTAGTTGGTGAGCTTATTCATATGATAATCAATCGCGTGTATGATGGCTGTAACTGTTCCGCGCGTCCCAATATTCCAAGAAGCACACTGATACTGCAATTCCCCGCAACAATCGTTATATATTTCGATTGTAATACCTCTGTAGATTGTAAATGTTGGCATATGTTTAGTCTTTCATGGTCCATATGGTCCATGTGGTGTGTATAATGCCAAGCACTAGCACAATGAGGGCAAGGATGGCAAGGGTTATTTGAAGGGGGGACATGCTATGCTATGTCAATCTTAATGCCCGTAATAATGCCGTTAAGCTCTATAATATTGCTAGCCTCATACATTGAGACTAGGCGCGTTGCCTGTGCTTCCACGAGTGCAAATACCTTTGTAACCGTCTTAACGTTGTAGCGTGGCATATTACAGATAGTGGCAACATATGCATCAATAGGCATGTAATTTTCCATTGTATATCCATCGCGCTTCATGCCCTCAACGGTGTTAATTGATAGGACGATGCGCGCCTTGCGGTATGCATCAGTCTTATGGGCTGTTACTGATAGCTTAATATATTGTGTGTCACCATTTTCCTTTGTTTCAAGTATTTTTTTGACAATGAGCCTTGACTCTGTTTTGTATGTTTCCATATGTTAGTTGTTACCGCTATCGCGTCTCTAATAGTGGACGCTATGCACGGTGAAGATCGCGTGTTTTCTGAGGTACTTGACATTTTGTCGCAGACGTGAGAATTTGACACGGTGCATGAAAATGTGTTGCTATCAGATAACATGTTATCTATGTGATAAGTGTATTATAAGTGTATAAGATAGTCAAGGGATAGTATCTGATAGTAACACATTTTCCGATGGTGTGTCAATAGTGGCGTTGTGGTTGAGCCACGCTACGGCGAGCGCATACCCTGTTTCTAGATAGTTATATATTAAAATTATTAAATAATATATATATATATATTATAATATATATGTATATAGGGTAAAAGGGATACATATACAAAGTATAAATTTGTGGTATAATATTATTTTGCTTTGTAACATTGTTTATGGAAGTGTCAAGATAGCACCTTTTTGTTGTTGGTTGGGTTGCACATGGGGAGATCAAGCAAAGTCATTCAAATGGTTATTTGAATGAAGGGGAAGAAAGGGACAGCATATATAGTGTTGATTGTGTGGCGTTGCTAGACATGCTCTGTATGGCTTGTGGTTCGTCTCTCACACCTTTTAATCTCAAAACATAAGCAATCATGTCACTAAGCATATAACTATCAGCCTTGCGCCTTGTAGAGCGTCATAGAGCATGTGCCTTTTTGCGCCTTAAACACTAACCTTCAAGCGTTCCACTCGCGCGCGTTTTTTATAGACTATATCCTTTGTGCATTGAGTATTGTGATAGGGTGTGGGTCTTTTTTCTAGGTGGGGGGTATACCATAGATAGGTGGGAGATTCTTGTATTATTTAAGTTCCCCCCTACCCCCGAATCTTCATCGATTTTGAGTTATCCACAGGAAAGTTGGGAAAATTACCCCATTTAAGGTATACTAATAGCATTAACCAATAAGCCCTCATCGCATGGATGAAAATAACATCGCTGCATTCAACGTAGCATTAAAAGAATTGCTCACTCAATATAAGTTTGCCCTAAGTGCAGAGCCATATATTGATGGTGGAAGGATCATGGCAAGACCAGTAGTGGTCCCAAAGCCTGATGAATTGGAGCAACCTGTCGCTGAATAACCCCCGGTGGCATGAAAAACAAAGACACTCCTCCTATTGAAAAGGTTGAAGTTCTTGACCGTGAAATTCCAAAAAAAATTTTTAAAAGAAAGAAAAAGGTTCCAAAGGTTAGGGAGACTGGAATAATCCCGGCACATAGGCTCATTTTTAAAAACTATCAGGAACAAGGATATCGACATATGGGAAAAGCAATAAGGAGGACAGATGTTTATTCTGAAAATGTCGCTATTCGTACTGATAAGATAACAACTACGAAGTCTTGGAAAATGCTTATGGACGAAGCCATGCCGGAGGACATGGTTGCTCGTGTGCATTCAGGATTACTCAACAAGCGTGAGTTTAGGAAGGTGAAGAATGTTGATGGTAGCGAAACTGAGATTGACAATGGACCAGATACTGCCGCTTCATCAAAGGCACTCGACATGGTTTACAAACTGCGTGGTGCGTATAAGGAAGACAAAGGTCCAAAGAAGCAGGATGTTACGTATAATCTATTTTATAAGCCCGAAATCCGCGAGCAAATGAAGTCATTTGAGGCTGGATTAAAACAATCAATATTCAATGACATGGCTAGGAAGAATCATATTAAAGACGAGGAGGAAGACGAAGGAGAAGACGATAGCGCAATTGGAGGAGGAGTTGATGAAGAAGAAGGTGGAGCTGAATGAGCTACCTGAAGTTGAGGAGAAGCCGGATGGTGCTTTCTTTTCTGAAGGTACAGAAGAGGAATTAGCGGAGTTTATAAAGATGGAGGATCAAGGATGGAAAGGGTTTATTAACAAAGTAAAAAATATATAATGCAGCCAACAAATAATCGTGTGCTTGTGCGTCAGAATGTAGAAGTGGTAGTGGAGGAGCAAGTAGTTGAAGGTGAGGTACAGAAGCCAAAGGTAGCTACAAATAACACTGTGTACGCAACGGTACTTTCTTGTGGACCAAGCACAAAGGAAGTAAAGGTAGGAAACAAAGTAGCATTCTCACCTTATGGATATGACGAAGTGCTCGTTGATGGTGAAGTCTTGATTGTGATTAGTGAGGAGATGATCCTTGGAGTAATCAACTAACCATGGCTACAAAAAGAATGACACAGAGACTCATTCGTAGGTATGAAGTAGCCAGAGCTAAAAGACATTATCGGGAGCAGATTGAGGAGCCGATAAAGGACCAGATAAAGGCCATACTAGAGTCACCAAAGTATTCGATAATAGATTTTTGGTGTAATGTCTGTAAGAAAGACTGCAAAGGGACAGGATATAAGCAGGTGCGGCATCTCCCTAACCGTATACCCCACTCATGGTATATGGGAGTATGTCCTTTAGGGCACAAACTTGTTCGTAGGATAACGGACAAATATGCTGATAGTTATTACTACGCATCACTAATGATGCAGCATCAACGCTTAGAGTATGCAGATTTGCTCTTAACACCTGAAGACCCACGCTTTAAGGAAGTTTACCCAGAGCAATATAGACAATTAGTCAAAAATGGAGGAAAAAGAGCAAAAAGTTAAGAGTGAAGACCTGTCTATTCTCGCGTGGATATTCGAGAATGGACTGGTTTCAGAGAAGGGCGAGATGTTGGACTTCAACGATCGCCCATTTTTGCTTGATATTTTGACGGATTGGTCGCAGGAAATCGTTATTAAGAAGTGTGCGCAGATTGGAGGTTCAGTGTCCTTTAACTTTAAGGCACTTTTTGCCATCCTAAAGTTTGGATGGAACATTCTCTATACATTTCCGACTGATAGTGATGTCCAAGAGTTCGTTTCATCAAAGACAAACAAGATTATTGCGGCAAATCCAAAGGTATTTGGTGGAATGAACACGGACAACATCGAACGCAAGGAGTTTGATGGTAGGTTCATGTTCTTTAAGGGTACAGTGTCAAAGACATCAGCCATTATGACCACTGCTGACCTTTTGATTCACGATGAGGCATCACGTTCGGACCAAAGCGTTATTGATACGATGAAGTCACGTACTAAAGCGAGTAAGTATAAAGGACGTTGGCTTTTTTCTAACCCGACTACGGAAAAGGACGCGATTGACATCGCATGGAACAAGTCCGATAAGAAGGAATGGATGGTGACATGCCATTTATGTAAGCATGAGCAGACGTTGACATGGCCAGACAGCATTAACATGGAGAAGAAGTTCTACCAGTGTAAGGAATGTCAGGGAAAACTCTATAAGGCTGACCGTAGAATGGGAAGATGGGTAGCTCAAGCACCGGGAAATAGCATTTCGGGCTACCATATTTCGCTTATGATGGCTCCATGGATTGACGCGGCGGAAATCATTAAGGACAGTGAAGGTGATCAGGAGTATTTCTATAACTTCGTACTTGGTGAACCTTACTCACCGGGAGATATTCGTGTTGGTAGGTCTACAATCCTTGATAGTTGGACACCGCGTAACCTTGAAACAGGTAAATGGTTCCTTGGAGTGGATGTTGGAAACATAAAACACTATGTTTTAGGTTCTGAATTAGGTCCAACAAAGATTGGTAGGTTTACAAAATGGGCTGATTTGGACGATATGATGAAGATGTATAAGCCGAAATTGGTGATTGATGCCATGCCGGATAATACAATGTCGAAGTATTACGTTGAAAACTACCGTAATGCACTGATGTCGTTCTTCCAAGAGAACAAAAATAATCCAAAAACAATTGTCTGGTGGGGTGAAGGAGACCGCGAAGGCATCGTCTATAGCAATCGAAATCGTATTTTGGACCAACTTATTGACCAAATTATGAGGGCAAAGATGCTCTTTGGCCTATCTTCTGATAGTGAAATTAAGAATTATCTTAAACATTGGGAGACATTGAGGCGCATTAAGGTGACGGATAATCGCGGTATTGAAAGTTTCCAATGGGATAGTACAACTGGAGAGGATCACTACGTTTTTGCAACGCTATATTATTATCTCGCAACTCTTGGAGGTACAGGAGTGGGTTCATACATGCCCGAAGCACTACGAGGGACTGATTCAAAGATGCTCATAGGACGAGACAATTTAGTGGGGGACATCGGAGAAATTATGGCAACAAACAATGGATGGCCATCACAAGAAGCATAGTTATCCACAGGCCATAACCCTTTATTAATACCATATTTTATGGTATTATTTTAGTATGAAACAGATATCTGAATTTACTGATGAGCAGTTATGCAATCTCGTTGATAATAGATGGAGGTCTTCAGAAACTATTTGGGATACTGTTAAGAAAACATATGATGATAATGTACGAGTCTATAAGGGTGACCCTAAATGGCTCTCAACAATATCGTTAAAGAAAAGTAAGGTACGTGCTAATCGTATTTTTGTGAACACGGAAGCAGTCATTAACTCATTGATTGCAAATCCTCCAAAGCCAATCGTGCTTAATGGTAGAAATTCTCCAGAGTCAAAAACACTTTCGTCTAATCAGGAAAAATATTTTCAGATTAAATATACGGAACGTAATATAAAAGAAATCATACGCAAGGGATTGCGTAATTTATACTTTAGCCGATTGATAGTTCTAAAGCCTTTTTGGAATGCGAAGATTAATGACTTTGATGCACGTGCGGTTGATCCAACGAAGGTACGTTTTTCAAAGACATCAACAAAGGAAGATGATTCAGAATTTGCGATTGAAGAAATCACCGATCAGCTTTCATCAGTGATAAAAAGATTTCCATCAATGGAAAAAGAATTACTTGAAAGTGTCGGGCTTGATTCTTCTGAAGATGTACTCATTGAAAATCCTGATGTTACTTATTACGAAGCATGGTGTTGGGATTATGTAATATTTAAATTAAAGAATAAGAAAACAATTCTTGGAAAAATTCGTAATCCATATTGGGATTGGGATGGAATATTAATTACATCAGAGGAAGAAAAACAATTGCTCGAAGCAGAAGGTGATGCACGAAGAGATATTTTCTCATCAATACGCGCAGAGCAATCACAGCGACAAGTACAGAAGAGTGGAGATAAAGTAATGCCACAATTAGAAAACTCATCAGAGCCAGTAACATTGTCATCATATTTATTTAATCACTTTGACCATCCTCGTAAGCCATATATCTTTGCAACTATTTTCAATAATGAAAATACTCCAATCGGTCAGACCGACATGATTACACAGGCGATTCCACTTCAAGAAAATATTGATGAAACGAAAAGAGATATTTGTCAGAACGCAAAACTTGTTAATGGAATTATAAAAGTTGATGCATCAGTGATGGAAAAATCTGATGCGCAACGATTACGTTTTGAGACAGAGGGAATTATTTGGGGTAAGGGTGCAGTAGCAGGGGTATCGCGTGAGACAGGGCCTGCGCTCCCAGCGTTTGTCATTGAAAACATGCGTGACTCACGTAATGAGATTGATGACATCATGGCTGCATCATCAGCGTTTAAGGGACAGCGTGAAGGACAAGAGACGCGCGGTGGACGACTTGCACTCATTGATCAATCGTTCCTACGTTTGAATGAACTCGTGCAAGTAATTGATTATGTAAACTACGAATTGTTTAATTGGTTCTATCAATTAGCAAAGGTACGTTATACGGAACATCACTATGCGAAGACATTAGGAAAGAGTATGGCAGAGGAAACACTCACACTCATACAAGATGACTTCCGTGACGGTTCAGAGATACGTATTGTAAGTGGAAAGACACTTCCTGAAGATCGTCAGTTCAAGTATGAGCAAGCACAGGCTGATGTGAAGGATGGAATAATTGGAAAGGTTGATTATCTCGAAGCTGCTGGTTATTCAAATCCAAAAGAGATGGCGAAGAATGGATTTATGGAAAAGGTAAATCCAATGGAAGCATTTGGTGTTACCGATGAGGAGAGGAAATCAATTCCTCCACCAGTTCCACAATCAACATTGCGCGAGCAAGTTGCATTCAACGATTTACCCGATACAGGTAAGATTCAATTCCTTTCACGTATGGGTATACAAGTACAACCACAAGATTTGCAAAGTAATGATAGGTCCGCACCAGTAGTACTTAATTACGCTGATCTTCCACCAGATGGAAAGGCGCAGTTGGCAGCTAAGGCAGGAATCATTCTTGACCCACAGATATTGATGGCTGAAACAATGAAGGCACATGAGGATAAGCAAGCAACTGAAACAAATAAATTAAATCTTGAACATACAAAGTTACAAGGTGCTAGTAAAGCAGAACAACCATGACCACACAAAAAGACCATTGGATTCAAGGAGCAATAAAGCACAAAGGTGCATTGCATAAAACGCTCGGAGTTGCTGCTGGTAAAAAAATTCCACTCTCAATGCTTAAAGATGCATCGAAGAAAAAAGGAATCACTGGTGAGCGTGCACGTTTTGCAGAAACATTAAAAGGTTTTCATAAGTAAAATATTATGGATCCAAGAATGAAATTTATGGCGCAACGCATGCAAGATAATGGCATGCAGGTTGAAGGTAATGATGATAATGAGCAAGATGAAGGACCTCAATTTACCACTGAAGAAGTTACGAATATGATTCAAGTACTTACCGGTGGACAGAAGGAGGAGCAGGTAGCACTTGCAAATGAACTGCAAAGTAAGATTAATTCTTATCAGCAGGGTGAGCAGAAGGAGGGCGAACCTGTCAAATAGGTCATGGCCGTGATGCCATAAAACTAATTATTGTTAGTTAATTGATCAAGCGACATTTCGACAGCCTATGGGCCAAGTCAAAAATGGAGGCAATCTAAAACACATATGGATGGATATGAATCAGACATGGAGTTAACAAGCAGTGACCCTACTCCAAAGGTAGAAACACCAAGCGAAGTTACACCAGAGACAGTAGTAGAAACACCAACGGTTGATCCCCAGCCAGAGGAAATTAAGCCAGTAGAACCAGAATTATACGCTCTACCCGATGGTAGAAAAGTAGATGCTGCTGGTCTTAAACGAGAGTATGAAAATTTACTCCCAGAATTTACTCGTAAATCACAAGCACTCGCTGCGATTGAACGTGAAAGGGACATTAACAAGCCTAGAGATGATACTCCAGAATGGCAGAAGCCAGACTATGTACCTAAAGATTATGCAGAAGTAATTGAGATAGCTAAAAAAGCTGCTATCCAAGAGATGCAGAGCACTTATCAAGCTGAACAAGCGCGAGTAGATGCGGTAAAATCAGAGGTTGAAAGTCAGGTTGCTGAACTTAGATCATTGGACCCAAAACTTGATGAAAATGCATTGTTCACACATGCAAACAAGTATGGTTTCAGGGATTTAAAGACTGCTCATGCGAACATGATGGACATTAAGCGTACTGCAATTGAGACAGAACAGCGTGTAATTAAGAATTTAAAGACACGCGAAGCCGACCCTATTGCAACAGTACCCGGTGGTAATGCTGAAGCTAATGACGCATACGACCCAAATAGAATGTCACAATACAGGGGCGCAAATGAGTATCTCGCATCATTGAAGGGCAAACAATAATATTTTAAATAATTATGCAGTTTTCAGAAGCAGTGACATCAGTCACTCGTGCGTATATCGTGCCAAAGGTTTACGATACAATCTCACGCGGCTCACCAGTTCTCATGAAGCTCTTGCAGAATGCAAAGCCTTGGAAGACCGGTGTTAGCTACAACGTGATCGTTAAATACCAAGATTCAACTAATGGTGGAAACACTGGTATTGCAGACAAGCTTGACACAGATCGCCAGAATGTTCGTACACAGATGGCGTTTTATCCAAAGATGTGTTACAAGCCAATCGTTATTGCAAATATCGAAACGACTTTGAATCAGGGCGACATGCAGGTTGTTGATCTTCTCGAAGCAGAGTTTGATTCACAGGCACAGTCACTTATGCTCGTAATGGCACAGAATCTCTGGACTGGTACAGGTATTGGTAACAACTGGGACTCAATTGCTAACGCAGCAGATGATGGTACAAACTACCCAACATACGGTGGTCTCTCACGCACAACTTATACATCATTGAAGGGTTACTACCTTGCAGGTGCAGGTTCACTTACACTCGCAAAGATGGCAACAGCTTACGATGCAGTGCAGGTTGGTACAGATACTCCAGACATTATTGCTACGACAAAGGCTCTTTGGTCAACATATGAGTCATTGCTCCAGCCAACAGTTCGTGCAGGATACACACAGAATGGTTATCCTAAGATGAATGCATTCGGTATGCTTTCTCGCACAGATGGCATGGCAGGTATGGGTGGATTCGATGTTCTTTTCTTCCGTGGTACACCAGTTGTTAAGGATGAGCAGATTCCAGCAGGAAAGATGTTCTTCATCAACACAAACTACTTCGGTTTCAAGGGTATCAATGTTGCAGGTCTAAAGCAGGTCAACTTCAAGAAGAATAACGATGGAGTACCAATGGGTGTTCCGGGACGTTTACCATCAACACTTGGTTTCAACTTCCGAGACATGATGAGTCCAGTCGATCAGCTTGCGGAAATCGGACACATCATCTACGCAGGTAACTTCATTTCGGAGAATCCTCGACTTCAGGGTCAGATGACAGGTCTCAGCTAGAGTTAGTTGCTAAAACCAACTTCAGCTAATTAGCTAAGATAAAAATTATTCATCCCTTTACGATGTACCAATCCATTTAGGATTGGTTACGTCAGAGGGTTAAACGATAAAAATATATGGCAGGAAATTTAGAGGATTACGTACCAGTAGTTAGATTTAATGGTTTAAATACTGATGTAGCAGTTGATTTTACTGGAGCTCCAACAGTAGATCTTCCAGCAGCAACAACCGTTGGAGGTTCTACAGTCACAGGTCTAGGAACAGTTACATCAGCATCAGCTACGGCATTTGCAGTAGGTCTTGCAGGTGCAACAAATCCAGCATTTGTAGTTGACTCATCTACTGCATCACAAGCAGCTGGTCTTAAAGTTAAGGGTGCTACCGCTACAGGTACAGTAGCACTTGCTTCGATTTCGTCTGGTGCAGCAGCTGGACTTTCTATTGATGCAAAGGGTACAGGAGTGATGGTTATTGGTGGCGTATCTACTGGAGGTTTATCAATCGGTAGAACAACAGCATATACAGTATTTGGTGGAGTTGTAAATACAACCGTAGCAACACAAAATGCTGCTCCAACAGCAGCACAACTGCTCGGAGGTCTTATCACCCATACCTCAGTAACTGGCGCAGGTACATTCACCGTTCCAACAGGAACAAATATGTCATCTGCTATTACTGGTGTAACAACTGGTGATGGATTTTGGACAGTATATGCAAATGTTGGTAATCAGACAGTGACGATTACCGCAGCTTCTGGCAATACACTTACAGGTACTGTAGCAGTTCCATCAGGTAAGAATGCCCAGATATTCAATGTTTGTACAGGGACAAATACGTGGATTAGTAATATTACTGTATCCGCGTAGTTCGATTAAAAATTAAGGGATGTTTATCCCAAATAGCCAGCGGTTAAGAGCCAACGGCTGAAATTTGGCGGGAAATGTTTAAAAAACTATAACCGTACAAAATAATAAAGTGGTTACTATTACATTTCATAATGCTTATCAGACTACGACTAACCCAGCATTTAAGGTTGGAACTCGTGGAATGACAGCAGATGGTCGCGAGTGGGTATTTGTTAAGGCAAATACAGCACTCGCAAAGGGTTCAGCAGCAGTTCCAGCAGCAGTTACCTCAGTTGATACAGTATCATCGGGTACTGACGCACTTGGTCGTATCGTATATATTACGAAGGCAGCAGCAGGTTGGACGGCAGATCAGTTTGTGGATGGTTGGGTTGTTGTTGATGATGGTACAGGTGTTGGTCAGGCTGGTAAGATCAAGTCAAATACCGCAACTACACTTGAACTCTATCCAGAGACAGCATTCTCAACTGCTCTTGCAGTTGCTGATTCAGATATTACTATCCGAACCATGGCACTCGTCGATAAGGCAGCAGTTACCTCAAAGGTACAGTCTTCTGTTGGTATTGCACAGGTTGCATTTGCAGCAGCAGACTTTGGTTGGATTCTTACAGCAGGTGATGGTGTTGTTCTTGCTGGTGAGGTCCTCGTCATTGGCGAGAGCTTCGTAACAGGTGATGACACTACAGGTCAGGTACTCAAGGGTACTACAGGTAAGGGTCCATTTGATGAGCAGTCTCTCGGTATTTGTCTCGTTGCAAATGCAGGAGCAGATCAGACCGCACTTGTGCGTGTTGGAATCCGTTAATTATTGCTACTATCCCCGATTCGTTCGGGGGTAGGATGCAGTATTTAACCACTGCTATCTGGAACGATGAAGCCAGATATTATAAATCATTTTACACAAATGAACGATTCAGATTATAAGATTGTTCGTATTACGAACATATCAGACTTTGATTTCACTGGTGATATTGGTGCACGATTCGCGGGTCGTGACTTCTTCATACCAGCCGGTGGATCATTATTGGTCCCACAAACTGTAGGAGACCACTTAGCTATGCATCTAGCACGGCAGATTCTTATCAGGAAAGCTCCTACGCGCGATGCGAACCAGCTTGATGGTAAGGGATCAGATAGGCCACTATGGGATGATTCTGCTATTGATGAAATCAAGGCAAAAATCATGGTTAATGTATTTGAGGAGGAGAAGAAGAATCCGCTATCGGAAGCTGAAAGGCTTGCGCAGCGCGTTGATGAACTCAACAAAGCAGTAACCATAGAGGGTGGTAATGCTGATGCATCGGGTATTACGCCGACAGATGTAAACAACTCTGCATTGGTATATAAGGATAAGGCAGAAGTAATTGCTGAACTTGAAAAGAAGGGTGCATCATTTGATGCTCGTCTTAGTAAGGCAAAGCTCGAAGAACTGCTCGCTATCTAGTTTCTAAGCCGAGTTGTTATGACAATATAGCTATGTAGGGGGATCGTATCCCCCCTCGGCTTCAATAATTATAAAAAATATATGCAATTAGACCAAGAAAAATTCAATACGGCAAAAGAACTGTCCACAATGCAGATGAATTTGTCTACTGCGCATTCGGAATTAAATAAACTAAAAGAGGAAACAGAACAATATCTCGTTTTACGAGAAAAAGATGTAGAGGATAGGATAATTACAGTCCTCAAAGAGAGTCGCAATGCTTTAGAAGAGACAACCCAAAATCACACGGAACTCATTAATTTTTCTAATGAGTTACAGGCTTATGCCAAAGAGATCAAGCTCATGTCTACTGAAATTGCTACTCTCTTTGAGGGCTTTAATATTAGCATAAATGAGATAGATAAGGACATAAAGGAACATCTCATTAAAGTTAATGAAACTTTAAATAAAACTAAATCTGAACGTATTCAAATAGCAGAAGACAGGAAGATGTTAGATAGGGAGAGAAAGAAGACAAGTGATGAAATGCGATTATTGAACGACAAGCGTGGGATATTAGAGAGAGGGTTTGAAGAACTTAAAAGATTAAGAAATAAACAATAATATGGCAGATACAAGAACAATATTAGCTCCAGTTGGAACATCAAGCACTCCATCAATAGCAAGCGCAGCAACAGCGTTAGCAGCAAATTCAACACGCGCAGCATTCCTGATACAGAATCTAGGGACAAATCCTTTATTTGTATATCTTGGGACTGGAGCTTCTACTACTGTATTTAGTTTCATTTTAAAAGCTGGAACAGGTAACGATGATGGCATAGGAGGTCTTTATGAAAGCAAGGCTGGTTCAATGTATACAGGAATAATCACGATTGCTGGGACAAATGCTAGATACGTTGCAACAGAATTAACCGCATAAGTATATGGCTAATGCAAGTCTAGACGAGAATGGAGTTCCAACAGCATTGGGAGTATCAAACATCGATGGAAAAACTACCGTAGCCTTGTGTGCAGATCCAGTATTTCATACATTATGTGTAGATAATGGGTCAACCGGTGGAGATACAATTACCGTTGATATACGAGATGAAAATAGAAAAGTTGCATTTATGGCGGTATCTTCAGTAGATGGAGCGACCCCTATTCCTATATATGCAGATGCAATTACAAATAAATTATTAATCAACAGTCTATAATATGTCTAATGCTTCACGAGATGAAAATAGGGTTCCTACACTACTTGCCGTA